AATTACCGCAAGTATGACACGGATGAAATGATGTTATTGCTGCATAAGATTAAACAGGAGCTAGGGTTAGATGAACAATAAGATAGTAGAGGATTTGTTTAGCGCAGACAAAGCTGAGAGGCGCAGAATATTATATGAAGAGATGTACAGGATTAAGTGGGAAGCTCTGAGAAAGGACGAGCGAGATGATCAGCGAGAGAAGCGCAACCTGCATAGACCAGCAGGGTTTGTTGCGGCAAGGGAATAATCGTGGGGCAGCCACGGGGAAACGCGGTCAACCAGAGTAGTGACGAAAACTGCCCCGACATAATTTTATTAAACCAATGAGGAGATTACAATGATTAAATACTTCACCTTCATGGTGCTCACTTATTTTATCCAGGGTGAGCAAACCACGCATAACATAGTATTCCCTAGCTACGACGCTTGCAGCCATTCTAAGGAGGCTATGTATGCTATAATGGAATATCAGCATGATGATGTGCTAATTTACTGTAAGGGCACTCAGGTGGCTTCTAACGAGCTTGTGAAGCCTAAGCCTAGACCCTATCTAAGCCATTGATAGATTTTCTTAGTTTCTTTATTCCGATGGTCCAAGCCAGTATAGCCACCGTTGACGCGCTTAGTGATTTTCTTAATCACCTCATCGTTTACGCCCTCTCTAGCAAGTTTGAACAAGCCATTGCTATTGAAGAACCATATAGCTGTCTCAAAAGCATACTCTTTTTCTAGCAAAGATGGATCATTGATAACCTCTGGCTTACCCATGTCTGCTGCAAATGCTTTCGTATTATTATAGCCAGTTAATTGTAAAAATCCGCGTCCAATATATAAGCTTGCCATGCTAGGTGTTTCATTGCCCATTCTGCCCACGTAAACCTTTTCAGCGAGTGCCTTGGGGTTGCGTGCATACGGCTCTGCGCTTTCTTCAGTTGGGAAGCGACTAGGCCAAACCTTCATCATGGCTTCGACTGAGTAATTTAGATTCTCTTTGACATACTTGAACGTACCGCTTTCATGCACAACTTGACCCAACAGGTGCGCACCTTCCTTTGGCGATAGATCATAGTGCTGCACAATAGCTCTAGCCGTGTTAGGCCCAAATGAGCCATCTGGTTTACAGCCGCACTTATCTTGCAGTAGTTTTAGCGCTTCACTCATTGTCATTCTCCACAGGCTTCATTCCCCACTGCCTAGTATAGCCGTATTCCTCATAAGCTGCAGCCCAGCGATTTTCTGTAAACGTGGCAAACGATATAAGCATCTCAGTATCTGTGTATAGCTGATCTACCCATTCGCTATTCTCTGCGACTTGTTTCTCAAGATGCTCTATCCTGTGCGCTTGGTCTGACACCCACCACACACCAGCTACGATTTGCGCGATCATCGCTATAACAAGCGCTAAAGGTACTTTTAGATCACTCATTTGGCTACACCCTTAAACTTCTCAAAGCTACGCATACCGCCAAGCCCAAGCATACCAAGCAGAACAGTCATTAAGCTGTTCATGTCAAACTCAGGTAATGGTGGGTGCTGCACATCCAGCCAGCCCGTTATAAACAGCGTAACTGGTAAGCCTAGAAAGTGCCAAAATAATGCAAGGCCGCATGTCCACCCCACAAAAGGACGCCAGCCAGCAATAAATATATTGCGAGACTTAGCTTCCTCTTTGTTAATCTCAATTTGCCCACGGGCAAGTTCTTGGGCATGTCTTTCAGCCATTGTAGATATTTCATGTGCGAGCCTCGCTTTCTCATCTTTATCTTCAATTACTTTGTCTAAAATTCCACTGACAGGGCCAACCAGTTTACCTAATAGGTCCATCATTGTTCGTCCTCCATTTTTATACTAGCTTTCTTGCTCTCAGCCTTTGCAGAGTAGGCATTGAAGCCCATAAACGCTGCAACCACGCCACTAGCTGCAATAACATAAACTGATGCAATATCTGTGATGAGGCTTGCAGCTTTGTCGAAACCAAGCACTGAGGCAAGCAAGATGATGAACGGATAGATCAACATACCAGCCAATGCAAAACCTGTGAAACGTCTTTCTGCATTGCGCTTTAGGTCACGGTCAATCATCTCAAGTCTGCGATCTTCAAGTGCAATCTTATTCCACTCAGAACGCTCTATAACGCCATTACCGTTAGTATCTGCCTTATCAAACTCTGTCATTTATTCGCCCTCGCATACGCAATTGCTATTCTTTTTTCTCGTGTGATTATAACAACTTTTCCCGATTTGTCATATATTACAATTTTTCCACGCCATTCTCGTAAAATCACAGTTCTATTTTAATACATACCACTTTTGATTTATCGCTTGTGACAAGAACATTAGCTTCTTCTTTTGCCAATTCACACACTTCTTGCTTGGTGTAGCTGCCAATATGATAGTGCTCAAAGCCTTGCGTTGCTAACTGAACCCAGAGTAAAACCCACATCTACCACCTACCTTGCTTACTACCCCAAAGATAGAAAAGGCCAAATAATAAAGCTGCACCTATACCAAATATAACAAAACCTATCGCAAAGTTAATCATAGCATCTATTTGCTCTTGCTTGCGGTAAAGCTCATCTTTTCTTTGTTTTCTCATTTGTGCCTCTATTGACAGGACTTCTTTCCATGCGCTAGGACCATACGTCCAACTGATATGGTCCTTTATCTCAGCCCTCATTTGCTCCATCTTTTTCTTATTTGCAAATATCTCAATTGCTGTTTCTTCATCAGAGCCTTTGAAAGTCTTTTTCCAAAATGGAGGATCTTTTTCTCGCTTTTCTATTTCATTAAAGTCGCTGAAAGCCTTGCCCCAAGTTGACAGTTGGCTTGTCATATCTTGAAAGTCACGCCCCGCTGCGACTGCTCCCTTAAGTGCTTTGAACGCTCCTGTGGCTAAAGCTACGCAGCTAACGGGGTCCATATCTTAGCTCATAAAGGTCATTCGCAGCAAGAGTAGTAAGCTTGCACCGCTAATGCCTATCATAATCGCTTCCATGCGCTTGATACGGTTATATAAATCTTTAAACTGTATTTTCATTTCAGTCTTTATCTCCGCAACTTGAATTTGCAGTTCGTCTATACGCTCATGCGCTGATGATACTGTACGCTTATCCATTAATATGTCCCTTCCCAAACTCTTAGGTCACGAAATTCATTACTCATAAGTTTGCGTTTTAACACATCTTTCACCGCTTGTGTATCTGTCCACTGCACACCAGCTTCCTTTAGCCACACATTGAGCAACGCCATATCTACATTCCCGACATGCTTATAGTCAGAGCCAAAGCTATTCTGTGTCACTTCTCTGGCCTGCTGAGCGTCTTTAAGCATGTGAGAAGCATCATACGTCTGCTTTATGATGATCTTATCATCTTCAAACGTATACTTCTCGCTAACTTTGGTAGACGTATTAGCCATCTTCCCATGCCTCATTTACATCAGGTGTGCTTGGGTCATCTGCTTTTAGTGTGCCATTTGCATTTCTAGCGCGCTTCTTCTTTGCAGGCGCTTTCTTCTTTTTCGCTGGTTCTGTCTCTATCTCCAGCACAGTTACCGCATGTGGGCGAAACGCTATGATCTTTCTTATTTCTTCTTCTGGTAGATCAACAATATCACCATTTCTTATCATGCCCTGTGATGTTGATAAGCTCCGTAGATTTACCTGTACTTTCATTTTTAGCTCCTTAAGTAAGTAGGGGCAGTTACCCACCCCTACCATATGTTATTATGAAGTTGTGTTGTCGGCAATAATACCGTTAGCAGCTTCATTTTTAGCGCAGAGTGTTAGCTCAGTCACAACCTGTCTAGTTGTGTTATCGCCTGTTTTCGCTAATGCAACGTTCTTAGTTGGACGTAGCACAGCGATTTCCCACATATCATCTTGCATGATGAATACGTCACGCGAACGGTTCTCACGGCTTGGCATGAACTCTACAGTTCCCCAAGGTGTGACATACACCGCGAGCGACTTGATAACAGCTTCATCGCCAGCTTGTACTGCTGAGCGCTGATTGTTGTTACCTGTGAAACCTAGAGCAACATTCATTTGAAATGCTGATAGGTACACAGTGTCTGGATTACCGCCATTTTCCCAGATTGACTGCATTACTGTGTCAAACTTGGTTTGTGAGAAAGCTGTTGCTGTACCATCGTCTGTACGAGCATCAGTACCGTCACCAGTTGGGTTAGCACCTGAGTTACCTGACTGAAAGCTTACGTTAGTAGTCATCCATGCAGGCGCACCAGCTAGTTCACGCGCAGTTGAAGCATTACCTGCAACTTTTGCGTTGTTATCGAAAAGTGCTTTTTCGATGTCTAGCTTTTGCTCCTTGGCGATCTTCAAGGTCTGATATGCAACCTCACGCGCACGCCCTGCTTTATCCAGACCCTCATCAGTATCTGGCACAACAACCGCATTTTTAAAGATTTGCGTTCTGTTGTTAAGCCTGCTGGTTGCAGTCATCGCAGATGCTGCAGTTGCGTCCCCTTCGATGTGTGCGTTTGCAGCACTTGATCTGAGCGAGTCAGTTTGCCATTCCACCAAAGTATTACTCGCAGTAGTTTTGCGAGATTTGGTATGAAATGGAGTTTCTTCTGGGGAGATGTTTGTGATAATATCACTCAAATCTTCCCGAATCCCGACAGCATCATAACTGTCGAACGTATTTGCTGGCTGAGCCATGTTTTGTTCTCCTTAGAACTAAAGGTTAGAGTCAATCATCAAGCCAATAGCATCATCTATTGAACCTGACTTACGCAGCTTTTGCTGCGCTTTACTACGAGTTGCAGCTTGACCATCTGTTCTGCGTTTAGCACCAGCTTTTACGACAGGTCTGACATTTTCACCCTTTGCCTTTGCTTTACCCTTGTTGGCTTGTAGCTGACGCCACTTGCTTGCATCGTTTAAAGCACGAACATAGCGGTGATCTATGACATTCGCCATTTCATCCTCGCTAAATCCATAAGACACACCAGTATCAACCAAATTCTTCTTGATCCTATCGCCCTTTTCGGGATGGATAATATCAGGAATATGCTCTGCAAGCAGCCTAGCCTGTTCTTGCAAATATGATTGTCTTTGTGTTTCGGTTTCCTGTTGACGCTGTTGCGCCACTTGTCTTAACTGTCCAACTTTAGCGTTATACGTTTGCACCGCCTCGTCATAATTCATTTTTTCTTCCATGTATCCAATTGGATCATTTTCAAAAAGTTCCTTATTAGGAGGGGTAGGTGCTTGTAATCCACCTTGTTGTACTTGCTGAGCCATCTGCAAAACTTGCTCTTGCTGCTGAGCTACTTGCGCTTTGAATGCTTCTAACTGCTGGTTCGCTTCTTGAACCTTTTTTGCAGCTTCTGCATTCTCACGCATTTTTTCCTGAATATAGCTCTGACCTGCGTAGCCTTGCTTTAGTTCACTCAGGGTACGACGCTCTTGCTTGCCGTTACTGGTAACGTCATACAAGATTTCTTCGTCGGCTTCATGAACGGCCTCTACTTCTTCAGTATATTCAGTTGCATCATCTTCGTATTCGATTTCATCGCTGTCATCTGATGCATCGACAGCATCTGCGTCTTCCACCGCTTCTTCTACAGCCTCACTCTCATCCTGAGTTGGTTCAACCATAGCGTCTGCAGCTTCTTGCAGATTTTCTTCTTGAGATGCTTGAGCACCTTCTTGTGGGGCAAGTAGACTATCTACTGCGCTTTCAAGTGTAGTCGCTTCATTCACGGTGCTACTCCTATTGTTTGCGATCTAATAATGTTTCAGCAGCGATTGTTGCATCTAACACCATTTCGATCTGGTTTAACGCACGCATTATAGCGTGAGCTTCTTCTCTAGCCTCAATATCTGAGGCCGCGCTATCCATGAAAGCCTTTATTTGACCGTCACGAACATACTGTATGAACTGCAGAAAAGCAGTGTCTGTCTTTAATCTCTTGGCTTCATCAGCCTGTATTCTAATATCTGTGCTCATTGTTGCTGTGCAATCCCTGCAACTGTTCTAAGCTTATCTTGCTCTGCCTTTACTCTCTGCACATCAACGGCTGTGCCGTATTGCCCTGCAATTCTAGCAGTATCTACGAACAAATCTTGCGCCATTTTATCACGCTCTCTGTCATCCTGTGCTGCAGCTTTCTGCGCATCTAGCTGTAGCTTCATCATGTCAGACTGCATCTTGCCTTGAGCTTTCATCTGTTCAGCCGCTAGAAATGCTTGATTAGGATCAGTGCCTTGCGCTGTCTGAGCCTGTGCCTGTTGTTGCATTGCGAGAAGCTGTTGCTCTATCTCTGGCGTAATTGGTGCATAGTATCTATCAGAATTACGAATGCCAGAAGCTGCAAGCATGTCAGTTAGCGTATTGCGAATATTAGTTAAGCTCACCATACCGTTAAACGGACCATACTGAGTGTATATCTGCTGCTGAACTTGGAAAGCCTGTTGCAAGGCCATCATCTTTTCTTCTTCTCTGCCAGTGCCCAGCCCCACGTTGATATTCACATCCATATCTGAGTTCCACACACGCGGATCAACTGGCACAAACTGGCCCTGCATACGCATCATCTGTTCTTCATCTGTATTCTTCACATGCAGATCAAGCATAATCTTAAATAAGCTTTTCATGCCATCAGCAAGGTTTCTGGTCATTACCTCTACCTGCCCTGCTGCAGCTTGCACCGTAGCCTGTACAGCAGCTTTTGTTGTGCTTTGCATAGAGTCTGGGTCTAGCCCCATACTTGCTCTGGTAACACCTGTTTTGCCCTCAACAAGCTGATCCATGTAGCCTAATGCACCCAGCGTCTGCCCTGCAGTAAATGGCACAGTTAGCTCTTGCACAGAGCCAGGCTGCCTCATGCGCACAATCGCGCCTATCTCATTGTTAAGTACGTCATCTATGTTCACTGAGCCATCCACAATACCTATCCTTGGATTGTTGGTCATGGCTACGTTATCAAGAATACCCCTGAGTATTGCTGTGGCTGCATCTTGGTCATCCATCACAAGCTCAGCTAGGCTTCTGCCATAGAATGTGTGTGGCTCTGGGTCTACCTCAAACACTGCAAATGGGATATGGTCAATTGGCTCTAAGTCTAATAGCTTGTATCCAGTACCGCCACAGATGAACCTATGCAGCACAGGTATTCCTGTGCCATCTACATCAATCTTCATATAGGCTTCTGTGATAGCTACAGAACGCATTGAAGCATCGCCCTCTTGATCCTCATAGTCATCCTGAGAATAGCCCCTGCGCTCTATATCCTCTGCTTCAGATATATCAGATGCACCATATAGACCATCTAGGTCCACAACTTCCTCAAAATCAAAGCCCATCTCTACTAGCTCACCCACACGCATTTCTGTGCGGTGCGCTACTATATATGCATCATCTATATTGCGTGCCTGCGAGTTAATGAAAAACTCCTCTGGCGGCACGCTTTCCAGCTTCATGCACCCCTCTGGCATTTGCCTGCTGATCTTTAAGTCATGCATGGGCATTTCTACCTCTGTGCCAAAGTCATCCATGCTCATGCTGGCGGTCATGGTGTGCTCTAACACAGTTACGTCATCGTCTGACACGATAAGCGTATATTCTTCCTCAGTCAGATTGGTGTATGTAAATATCTCTGCACGATAGCTGGTCTGCCAATATGCCTTGAGAATGCCTGTTTTCTTTACTAGCGCATCGTGAAATGCATCGTTTAGCACGCGATACCCGTCATTCTGGTTAAACACGTAATGCATGTATTCTGTGGCCTGATCTGCCATAGCTACATCTTCTGGGCCACGCGGCACAAACTCAACTGGCCTGCCAGTAGACATAAACACCCTCATCAGGCTGGGCTTGACTGCACGAACTACATCCCTGACTTTGGTGGCAACCACCTTGCTTCTGCCATCCTCATAGCCAATGTCTACTTCACCATCAAAGTAACGCTGTGCCTTTATTCTGTCTTGCGTAATTTCGCTCTCAACAAAGTCTACAGCCTGTGCAATAGCATCCTGTAATATGCCCTCTATTTCACGTTTAGTCTTTTCTTGTGGCTGCATGTTATTGCTCCTCTGGCCCTTCTGCCTGCAATCCAAGCAAAATTCTTATTTCTCTATCAGTAATAAGCTTGCGTTTCTCTGGCTTAACTCCTGTAATTATAGTATTTCTTACCTTCTCAAGCTCTTTTTTACCAATAGACTTTGAGATCATCTTGCCACCTGTTGCTGCGCCTGTAGCTAAAAGAAAGGTTGGATCAAGGTAAAAAGCACCAAGATTCAAGAACGTACCATATCCTGTACCGCTAGGCGCAAGATTGCCTGCAAAGCCAAGAACTTTCTCTGATATTTTACCAGCAAGAAAAGCCTCCATAACCTCTATTTCTGGAGCATCAAATTTAGCTCTTTGAGATTTGCTATTGAGAATATTGCGCGTTGCTGTTCTGTACTTCTTAACCACGTCACCGCCAGCCCTTTCAGCTTTTTGCATTGCTTCCTCAAAGGCTTCTGTTTTTTTATACCTACGATTACTTGTTCTTGCGGCTGACAGCAAATCAGAAGCTTTCTCTGCACCTAAAACTGGCGCAGTATCAATCACCTCATCAAGCTGATCCCTAATAAACTCTACTTTTGGATCAAATCCACTATTCTTATATGTTCTGCCAAGAGCTGCTCTTAACTTATCGACCTGCGCTAAATTAAGCTCTTTCCCCGTGTGCTTTATAATTGCCTGTCTTGCAGCGTCCACATACTGATTTGTGCCAGTAGTATAATCAATAAAAACATCGGAATCGTCTATAGCACGTTCAACTTTAGAAACTACCTCATTCATATTTACATTTACTTTGCCGCCAGCATTAGTAAACGCATTATAAGCTGCATTTTTTGCAGCCTTTGCTGTCTCAACATTTGGCTTTTCTATTGATCTTTTAGTTAAAGCCTGCACTGTTTTGTTTTTAATTCCAGAAATAGCTGATGGCGCTGCAAATGCGCCCACAACTCTTGCAACTGGCTCTAAGCTAGTTCCCTCAGTTGCCTGACCTGCGGCCTCGCTACCCAGACCAGCAACAGCAGCCGTAGCGCCACGCCTTAATAAACCAGCAGGTCCACCGACAGCAGCAGGTAAAAATTCACCCACAGTGCCAGCATATTTACCTGCAGTGGTTTGCGCTTGGTAGTCATCTGCTGTGGTTGCTTCTCTTAAAGTGCGGCCTGTAACGGTGTCAAATATTGGAGTTTCCTCTTCAACTTCACCGCCAAGCAACTGTTTAGCTTCTTCATAGCCCCTTACACCAAGCCTACCTAGTAGTTCTGGCGTTTCTGCTAATGCTATGCCACCCCTTACAAGGCCACTTCCTAAAGATTTAGCAACATCAACTGCAGTAGAAACTTCTTGCTGTGGTTCTGCTCTTAACCTTTGTGCAGCTTGAACAAGTTTTCTAGCTGCACCCTCATCTCCAGCAGCATCTGCGTTTCTTGCCGCATTCATATATTCTTCATACGTTGCCATTGCTACCCTTCTGGTTCTTCGGTGCCACTACCATATTTTTTTAATAAATCATCATCTGACGCACCAGTAGGACCGCCACCACTAGCGCTTATATTTAAAGGCGAGTAGCCTGCTGCCTTCATAGCTTCCTCTGGGTAAGCATTAAACTTTTCAATAATATCAGTATATCTTTTCTCAACTTGGCCTAACGCTTGCAAAAACTGACCTTCTGTTTGCGCCTGATCTAAGCTAGATAGCGTTGACATAAGCAAATCAAGCTCTCTTTCACTAACCTGACCTAACGCGCCGCCCGTAGGACTTGCGTCTCTCATTCTTTGCAGCCTATCAAAGCCAATACTTGCTTGAATTGGAGATATTAAAGCCTTAATATCAAATGCTGCCGTTCCCCCCACATTTCGCAAAGCCTGACCAAATATTCCCGTAGTGGGTAAAAATGAATTTTCCATTCTTTTTCTAATTTTATCAATGTTCCCAATTACAACACCGCTTGTTACAATAGTTTCTTCTTCAACTTTTTCTTCTTGCCCAGAAACTTTGCTGGTTTGATCGAAAAGCTTCGTTCCCTGTATTGGCAATGCAATTGGCACACCCCTATCATCAAGCTTTACATTTCCCTGATCATCTCTAGCCCATGCAGTGTCTTTAGGAGGATTACCCACTGGCGCTCCTGTTGGACCCACATTTACAGTTGTGCCCGCTTTTGTTTGGCTTAAAGCCATTTGCAAGGCTTCTTTCTCAGTTTTAGCTATTCCTCGATTTAATAAGTCTCTTGCAAGTGCTTGATATTGGTATGTTTTTTCACCCTTAAGCCCAGCCAACTCCTTCTGTCTCGCAAACTGTCTCTCCTCTGCAGCCAACTGAAACATCTGTGACGCTGCAGATTTTGCATCTAGTGTGCCAGCTTTGACCAAGTTAGCTAACTCAGTTTGCCCAGCTTGCTCTAGCATATTGACTGTGCGGTTTTTGCGTAAGCCCTCTACCCTCTCACCCCTAGCAGCCTGTAGCTGTGCAGGTAGGTTAGGGTCTGGTCTTATAGTCATGCTGTTAAGCCAGCTTGCAAAAGCACCTGCTTGGTCCTGTCTTTTTGCTTTGCGCTCCTGACCTGCTAAATCTTCTGGGCTAAAACTTAGGTTTTTTGGTGGTATTGCCATTTCTATCACCCCATTCCAGCCGCCATAAACGGTAATTTAAGATAATCAAACAAGCCTAGCTGCCTTGATTGCGTCGTTGTAGATTGATTAGGCACAACGCCAAGCGCTGCCAATGGTGCAGTTAGTGAAGCCATTGGTGATCCTGTGTAGCCTGCGTATTGCTGTCTTGCAGCATCTATAAGCTGTTGATTTAGAGCTTGCTGCATTAAACCCTGCTGCATTTGCTGCTGTGATATATCTCTGCTAATGCCAAATGCTTGACCGCCAAGCTGACCAAGCTGACTTGCAGCAGCAGCGCGTGCAGCGCGATCACGCATTGCAGTGTCTAGCGCTTGTCCGTATCCAGCTTGACGTTGCTGCGCTGCAACATCTGCACCCATTCTGCCGAACTCACCTGCAAGCACACCCTCTGCAACACCTTGCCTTGAGCCGCCAAATGCATTTGCTGCAGTTGCTCTTGCGCCTAACTGCTGAGATGCTAACTGGCGCTGCCTTTCTATGTCTTGCTGGGTTCTATCAATAACTTGGCTTGTGTATGGGTTCATATATGCGCCAACATTAAGAGGTGCTTGCATTGCTCTTTGCGTACCACCTAATGCACCCTGCAATGCCCCTGCTGCTGCTTGGTTTACATTAAAACCCTGCTGTGGCTGCATTGGCATAGGTTGATACGTTGCGCCTGCTTGCATTGCAGGTTGTGCTGCCATTGTTGGTGCTGGTGCTGCTGCGCCCATTTTACTATCCTTTCGCTGCTGCGATTTTTTCTATGTCTTTTAGAGTTGCGCTACTTATTCCTGTTTTCTCTTGGAAAGTGTTTAAGTTGCCGCCAAATTTTTCCATAAAGCTATCCACGTAAGCTCCTAAATTGCCGTCACGAGCCGCTTGATCTAAAACCTTGCGAGTTTCTTTTACACTACCTTTGCCAGTAGGTATGCTTTTCTGATCTAAATTAGCCTGATCTACTACATCTGAAGTTGTTAACGTGCCGAATTGACGCTCAAGAGCCATTATTTGATCCCCAGCTAAATTCGTGCCCTCGTCAAGCAACGCTTGACCGCCAAATGTCTCAATTGCGCTATTAAGCTCGCTTGCCCTTCTTTGCGCTGAATTTTCAGTACTTGCAGCTCTAGCCGCTATTTCATCTACAAGCCTTGCTTCAGCCTCTGGGGTTGCAGGGCCAAAAATGCTAGATAAAACACCAGGCTCAGGAGTATTGTAGCCTGCCGCCGCTGCAAGTGCAGGGTCAACCTGGCCTGCGCCATAACCCACACTTACGCTTGATCCAAATGGATTTGTGAATGTATTGTTACGACCCTGCTTGGATGGGTCTGCGTAGGTTGAAAAATCGTAACCTTGCGTTGATAGACCTACAGGAAAATCACTAGCTGATCTAATACCATCGTAAAAATCATCTGCCATAGGTGTAAGACCTTCTGCGCCAGACTGACTTCGCAGATACTCTTGACCAATTTGTGCTGCCTCTAAACCCTCTGCACTTGGGTCTAGCGTGCCGACGTATTGCGCTGTGCTTGGGCTAATAAACTGAGGCGTGCCATCTGGATTTAAATAATCAATGTCAGGATTGTAGAACTGATACTTTTGCCCTGGCACGTCTGGTATTTCAAAACCAGTGCCAATGAGGTTTGCGTTTAGTGCATCTAAATTCGTCTCTGCAATAGCGTCACCAGGCTGGGCTTCACTCAACGGCACAATCGGAGGCGTTGGGTCTGGCCCAAAAATTTCTCCTAAAATTGGAATTTCTGGTAAAAATGGAATGATAGGCACTGGAAACTCTGGCGGCGTATACGGGATCACGGGAACCTCTGGAGGACCACCTGGGCCACCTGGACCGCTCGGACCGCCTGGACCACCTGGGCCGCTCGGACCGCTCGGGCCGCCTGGACCGCTCGGGCCGCCTGGACCGCTCGGACCGCCACCACCTGGGACGCTCGGGCCGCCGCCTGGGCCTGACCCACCTGGGCTACCACCACCTGGGCCGCCTGGACCGCCTGGAATACCTGGAACGACAGGACCAACTGGGGGCAATCCATATAAAGGCGCACCTGGGTCGATAAACATATCATTTATTGCAGCAAATTGGTTTGGTCTACGTCTGCTAAGCTCATATAAAGATTGCTCAAACATGGGGACCGATGAATAACCTCGCACACCACCTGCAAAAGTTTGTGGTGCAGGTACACCCATGTCCGTTGATGTAGGTGTGCCAAATGCACCAGCTAACTGCTGAGTGCCAGCAAATGCTGCTTCTTGCTGTGGAGAAAATGCAGCCACTTCTGGGCCGTAATAAGGCACATACCCTAAATCACTTATGAGCTCCGCCCTACGTAAGTTTTCTTTAGCCGCATCCTCAATGTACTGTGGTACTTCAACGCTTGTAGTTGTTGAACCGCCTTTACCGCCTGACATTATTCGATCTCCTTAATAAATGACGCGTGCATTGGTTTCCAACCGTGTGCTTTTAAAGGTTTCTTCCATCCAAAACGCCCTGTTATCGTTATAGCTTCGCATCCTTGTGCTTTAGACCATGCTATCACATCTTTGTGCATATCCAAAAGTTGATCTAGTTCACCACCACCTAAAAACACATTTAACATCTTTTTTCTAGGATATACCACAATTTCTGTCACTATGCACCCCTTTGGAGAAGGCCACAACTGCATCTTGCCAGAAGTGATACCATTAATCACATCAGAAAGGCTATGTGTACCGCCAGAATACTCAAGCGCTGCCTCTATCCAAGGCTGGCATCTGTCTATCTCGGTTATTTGTGAGTACATGTTCATCCGTGCAGCCTCGTTATAGATAATGTAGATGAAGGTATATTTGGAACAGGAGAAGACGCAGCGGTGGCATTAAGAAAACCATCTGTGCTGTCCACCATCCAATTTACTTCTAAGTAATCATTTGCCGCTACCGTAAAAATTTGAGTTCGTGACGTTACAAGAGTAGCGTTGTTCTGATGTAAAGCTGTAGTCATTGCACTATTATTTATATCTGTGCCATTAACGCTAGGCCAGAAATAAAAATGAACAGTGCTTGCAGATGTAGAGGATATTTGCGCTGAAAACGCTATGACGTATTGCCCTGCTTCTCCAAACACAATTCTGCTTGCAGGACTTCCTAAAGTAATCCCAGAATTACTCGCCTCTGCTGTGTATGTAAGCTGATACTCTGTGTTTGGGCTTGCGGCTGTTATATCTGAATTAATATAAAAATCGCCATGCCCATCTTCTAAAACAATCTGCCTAAACTCGCCGTTTTTACTAACAACTGGGTAACCATTTACTCTATCATACAAAATAACACCATCTTCTGCAGCCACAGAACTAGCGTCTTTTGCATCTAGTTGATTAAGAGCGCTTGCAAGGTAACGTCTTAGATTCTCACCCCATTGCGATAGGTTTTGCGTAATTGGTGGGATAACCCTCATCTGCGCCCACCAGCTTTGGCATTTATTCTCATAATTCCAACACGCCAATCTGCACTTCTTGCACCCTCAACGCGCATCCTAACCTGTCTACCAGTAAAGCGAACATCTGTAGGGTTAGACATGGTAAATGGTCCATGCTCTGTCTCGCTTGCGTTTGGATGAAATCTTGTTTTAAACTTTGCCGTTACGTCACCTTGCGTTTTCTCATCAGGTATTAAGCTGGTTACACGCATTAGCCTGTCACCTGCACCTATCGCAATCGGGCCTGTTTCTGCAAATGGTGTTCCGCCACTATAACTATGACCGATCTCATGCTCAAAAACATCGCCATCAGCGTCAACCCATAGCGGCTCTCTAAACACGCCACTATCTACGCCAGATGTTCTATCTAGCTGACCTATTGTCCATATGTTTTCTACATAATCATAAACGACATAACGATCACATTCTATTGAGCCGCTGCTGGGGTAAAACCACCATATTTCATTCCATTGTGAATTTGGCACAGCAGCTATCTTGCTGCGCTGGTCATTGTTCATATCGCTAAATACATAATCACCAACTTCGCATGGTATCTCTGTTACAGCACCACCTGAGTAAATAAAGAAACTTCTGCGCCCCATCCAGATAACGCCAGCGTCAATAGAAGCTGCTGCTTTGGGTGCGATTAATCCGCAAGATGTACCAACACGCTCAAAGCCATATACAAAGGGTGGCCCTTGATATGTTGCGGAATGTGCGTCTTGATCCGTTAGAATAAGCGCTTGTCCTCTGGTTCTTAATCCAGCCAAGATTGTGCCGTTTGTCTGTAGCTCAATATCACCAGCTTGATTGGTCGCTGCTGCTGCCCATAGCGTATTATTTTCTCTATCAGAAAACTGAACTTTTCTAGGATTGCCCCCAGCACCTAGCGCAAACACAAATCTTTCTTCAGTTACCATCATGGCAGTATTGCTGGTTGGTGCATTAGCTAGCGCTGCAGCATCTGCACCTGATCCTAGCTGCCATTCCAAAATTTTACCGTCATCTGGAGAGCAAGCTAGTAAATACTCACCCCAGTTATCTAATGACCAAGTTGTTGCTGTTTGGATAACACCAGTATCAGAACGTGGCGTGCCGTAATACTCATTACCATATGTGCCACCGCCAAAGCCTGCGTTAGTTGACGCTGTAACTCTGCCAGAAGTAAATCCAGAAGTAGGCGTTATGTCATATATCGCATTGCCAGAAGTCATGACCTTTAGCGCGTCATGCATACCTGCAGCAACATACCGATTGCCTGAGTTATCTTCCCAAGCAAGCATCCCTCTTACTGCTCCGCTAAAATCTACTGTGCCACGCTCTTGCCAACCACCGATAGGACGCAAGGCATCTTCATGCCATCTGACTAGGTTTGCGTCACGCCACCTGCCTTGAGCCATATACTCAGTGCCGTTGCGATACACTCCTTTTGGTATCTGTAGGGGTATTAAAGGCATCTACCATGTCTCCCCCATTAAGGTTTCGTAGGCCAATCAGCATCTTCCAAATTAGGCCAGTTTTCATGCGCTGTAATATCTCGCAAGGCTTGGCGATACGTGGTCATTTCGCTAGACATTGTAACGTCTGACATGCCATGCCAATCTGTCTCTGCAAGCTTGCTGTCTCTGGTTGATCTGTTTGCACTTGCAGTATTAGCATCTAGCGTTGCCTGATACGCAGTTTCATGTTGAGCTTTTGTTGTCTTTACACCATCATCATCTGTGGTATCAGCAAACATATCTTTAGCTACGTATTTCTCAACCCAGTCACCGTTGCTATTCTTCTCTACACCATCACGCACACTTGTTTGGTATGCTGTGGTTGTAGCAGCAGGGCTTGCCAGTACTGGATCAATATTCATTGCGTCACAGACGCCACTTGTCCATACTCTAGGCAGAGACATATTCTTAAAGGCTGCCCTCCACTCACCTTGGCTTTTAACTTCGCCTGTTGTTCTTTCACGATATTCTGACATTAGTTGATACTCCTTTTTGTCAGTTGATTGTTACGCTATTGCGTAGAAGATGTATGTTCCAGTGTTGGCGTTCAGTTGAGAGTCACTTGTCAGCTTAAATCCAGAGTTATCTGGTTGAATCATATCGTAGCCAACCCAACCTGCTTCAGTATATTGTGCTTGATTTGAATTTAATCTTAATACGCCATCGTTGGATGTTGTTGTTATTCCTCTAACGGTGTCAAAAATATACCATTCATTACTAGCATCTGCGCGTTTTATTAAAACAAATCTCGCACCTGACGAAAACCCACAGTCAATAGTTTTTGTAGCGCCACTTCCAGTATAGCTTCCCACCTTGGATACACCTGCTACGGTAGCGAACAGGTAGGCTATGTAGGTTAAAGGAGACTGTCTGTTAACAGATGTATCATTGCTTACTGTAAATGTTGTAGCTGTTGGAGTTCTTACTCGACCACTGTAATCTGATGATCCACCAGTGCTATTAAGAATTAAGTTATGATTTGTTGCTAAATCTTTGTGAAACACCATCCACTCAGCAGAATAAGTATCTCTCAGTTTTACCCATATCATTTCTGGTGCAACACCTAAATTATGAGTTACAGTTCTTCCATCAGTGTAATTACCTGTGTAACAAACAACGTCAAAATAGCCAGGTGCTCTTTTCCAAGTCCATGAGATTAAAGTGTTTAGTGTAGAGCCAACAGGAGTTACACCAAGCATATTATCCCAACTACTGTTTGTTGTTATCTCTGCACCAGTGCTAGAGGTAACTAATGCTTTATTGTTTGGGGTTAAGCGACTATAAACAACAGCGTTTTGACTGTTACCACTAAGATAGCCAAGCATACTCATATCCGCAGGTGCGCCTAAGTATCCAACGTAGCCACTTGTGCCATAATAGTTTGGAGCAAAAACCTTAGTGGCATCTTCTGGTACAGCTAGTGGACCTCTGCGTATTGCCATGTAGATGTAGGTGTTGCCGTTTGTATTTACTTGACTGTTACTTTGCCTGATTTGAAATCCAGTTGGTGTAATATTTGCACGTTTTACTGTAGTGTACTCTGCGTCACTAGTATTAGCCCAAAGCATATGATCATTATATGTAACATCATCTGTGACAGGCCAACCTCTCATATTGTCTAACATAACCCAAGGGCCACTTGATGATGCATTCTTAATCATAAGCCACTGAGGTTCAAACCCTAGATCAACAACAGGGCCAGTAGAAGAACCATTTCCACTATAACTACCACACTTAATAATGTCTTGGTCACTGTCTGGGCCAAAGTCTCCAGAACCATAATCTGAGTCACTACCGTCATGGTGTGCGAAAACGTAGGCAATATAATCTCCAGGGCTATTTGTTCTTGTACTGAAAGAAGTGTCCGTAATATATTGGAAAACATAAGTGTAACTTTGCACATTAGCAGTGCTGTCTAGCCCTAGCCATTTTCCATGTCCATTACTTTGGTGGTACACATACCAGGGAATACTATCATCTTTACATTTCAAAAGTATCATGCCTGGTCTGCTACCAAGGTCATGATTTACTACAACAGAACCACTTGACGGCATTGTAATATTGTCAACAATTGTAAAAAACTTTTTGGCTTTGCGAAATGTCCAACTTACGTAGTCAAGTCCAGTTTGATTTTCGTTCCAGTAATTACTGTTACCTACTGTAAAACCATTATTGTTAAATGAAGTTACGCCTGCATTGCTAGTTGCAACCTCTGCACTATCTGCGTTTGATCGTAGTACTTTTTCAGTACCTCTTTCAGTATCGTGCAACCAATGAGATTTATCGCTATTTCTTGCTTTACCCCAGACCAGACCGCCTTCTGTAAGATCAACACCATTTACAAAAGTTTGAGCAGTACCTGTTGATCCTTCATACAAAAACGTGCTGAAAACTTCATCTACATCAAGCCCTGCGCCACCTCCTGCACTAGAGGCCGCTGCTGCTACTATTTTAGAAGCTGTCATACTATTATCCCATCGCCTGACCTAGAGTGAAGCCGTAGTAATTAGTACCACCATCCACCGTAATAAAAGCAAACACATCCACCCCTGCATTTGTAGCTGTTATCGTGGGTGCAGTTGCTGCTGCCCAGTCAACAGTTCCAGGCCAAGTGATTGTTCTTGCGCTACTGTCTTGCACCACCTTCAAGATAAAAGCTGAAGCTCTACCAGATGCAGCAGGGTTGCTAAACGTATAAGTTACATTCTCAGAGAGGGTGTGTGTAAACACGTTGCCATCACGTAGGTTTATTGTAGCTGCGTTGGAGCTAGAGGTTACGACTGTGCTTTCTTCAGTTGTGCCGTTGTCAAACCCCACCACACCATTTGCGTCTGTGGTTACAACCGCGCTTGCATTTGTTAAGCCCAAGGCGTTTGGCAGTGCCACTTCATATGTTGCGCTCGCGCTGTGTGGTGGGCTTGCAAGAGTTACGCCGTGTGAGTTGTTCTCACAGTTTAGCACAATCTTGCCTGAGTTTGTATTGCCTCGCACAACAACTTTACCAGTGCCGTTGGGCGCTAAATCTAAATCTGCGTTGGATGTGGTAACGAGGTCAAAGCCATTTGTGCTAAGATTAGCCGCAAGGCCAGTGCTTAGATTTAACGTTGTGCCAACTATTGTGCTAAACGCGCCAGTGCTTGCTGAGTTTGCGCCAATGGGCGTGCCATCAATCGCGCCTGAGTTTATGTCTATGCCTGTAACTGGCGTTGTGCCGTCTAGTAGATTATCAATGGAATCTAAATTTGTATTAATTTTAGTACCCCATGTGTCCTCTGAAGCACCTACCTCTGGTTTCACCAAGGTATAAGTTGTTGTCGTTGTATCTGCCATAATCCTATCCTTATGCTGCCTCTCTTACAGGGGAGTCCGTCCACGTAACAATACCATCATCTGTTGCATCTGTCCATGTATCCGTAGGTTCTGCATCATCTTGCCATTTTAATCTACCACTTGCAGTTAAACTTGCTGCAATAGCAATAGCAGATGTTGCGTTGCGTGTGACAGATGAACCTGCTGTAACTGTAGAAGTAAGCGCCATAGTCACTGCACCAACAACGCTAAACTCACCGCTTGAAGTTAAACTAGATGTTGCAGCAATTGTAGCAGCACCAACAGCCGTTACATTCGCACTCGCTGTCACGCTAGAAGTTGCAGAAATAGCAACAAGGCCAGCTTCTACGCTTTGGTTCTCACCATATATGCTTGTGCCGTAGGTGCGTAAACCATAGCCTGTCCTGTAACCATCTGATTGTGCATACTTTTCTGCACTTGCACTAACGCTAGACGTAAGAAAAACATTTATCAGAGCATCACTTACAACATCAGCACTTACAGTAATGCTTGCACTTGCAGCAACTGTAGATGCACCAACCTTAATAACCTGTGCACTTGCAGAAACACTAGACGTTAAGCTTGCCGTTACAGAACCGTCAATAGCACCTGTAACACCGAATACACCAGTGCCAAATGTGCCAATGCCGAATCCTGATCTATACGGCATTAATCAAGCGTAATGTCTATATCGCCAGCAGGGATACGGAAAACATCTCCTGTGCCAATCGCTTTTGATGCAGATAAACTACTATGCGCAATTAAATTACCGCTAGAGGATGCATCGAATATACCAATGTGGCTTATCGTGCCCCAAGAGCCCGTTGCAGCAGCAAACTCAATCGCGCCTGATGTTGTTGCAGCATTGCCTGATACAGTAAATGCAGCAACCTTGCGTACATAACTATTACCAGATATTTCAGTTGCGCCTGATCCAGTATCGGTTGGGTCTGCAGTAAATAGGCCAACATACCAAGCTGTAGGCCGCGTTACGCTTGTTGTCGTAAACACATAGTTTAAAACATGCGTTTCAAATGTATTGCTAAAACTCATAAATCACTCCATTAGATGCATCTGCGCCACACTATAGCGCATTTTTTTAATTTTAGTAAGCGGCTATCTTCATTCTTAAATTGCCACTGGATTGTCGCGTTCTATCGCTAGAACTATTCAAGCTTGCAACTGCCCCTGCGTATAGTCCTGTCCATATAGGAATGCGCTCATCTTCAGATAAATAAGGTGCAGCCTGCAATAATGACCCATACAAATATGCATCTGGGGCTGTATCAAGCAACCAATTAGAGGTGTTGCTATCTGACAACGGATCAATCTTTTCATAATACACAAGCTCAGTTGCATAAGATGTATCGGGTGTGGGGTGTAGCTCAAACGTATCACCAACATGCGCGTAATACTTTGGCCTACCTGCAGTATCTAAATTAGTCTCACGCCTCGCGCTAAGATCATCAATGCTTACCATCTCCAACCTATGCGTATCACCTGTGTTCAAAGTAAACCTGATTGTCTCAAGCCAACCACTCGGCACTTGGCTATATCTACTATCTAAACTGGCATTGCTGCGCTCTATCATTTTATAATGCCGAACCTCACGCTCCATCTGATGCTCGGCAAGCGTAATAAAATCAGGAATAACAGCAGTTAAATCACTCCTGTTTAGCCAATCAGCTATGCTTGTTTTAAGTTCTGCGAATGTTGTAAGTGCCATCTAGCATCTCCATCGTTTTCTAGCTTGCCGCAAACGACTATTAGGATTCTTGGCTGCTTTGGGAAACTTCTTCATCTGACCTGCTGACCTAGCGCAATATGACTTACGCCTAGCTTTTTCTTTCTCAGTCAAGTTCTTTTTCTTTGTCACTGCACCTTTTAACTTAGATTTTGGATTAGCTGCCCTGTGTCGCTTAATCCCATCTGGGGTCATACCTGCACCGTCTTTTGTCTTACGATAATTAGGACTTTTACCTGTCGTAGTCCTACTTATAGCCTTTTGTCGAGGCATTAC